ATTAATAATAATGTTTCTTATGTTCCAGTTCAAGCTGATTTAGCTGATAAAGGTAAAACTCCATTACTAGCTAAATTACTCATTGGTACCACTAATACAGAACATTTAAATGTACATGCTTATTTTAGCTGTCCATTGGCTATTTCTAGACGATTTCCTTTCGTGGTTAATGTTTCTCCTAAGGAGAAATATGCCCATGAGGGAATGATAGTAGGTCATAAGTTACCAACTTTACAACCTGGTGAGTTGCCTGATTTTTGGGATTTTATTATTAAGAAACCCATGCCTGTAGTAGTTGAAGGACAACCCGATACAGCTACACTTGTTGAAATTTGTAGATTTGATAATATTCATACATATCTAAAATGGTTTGGAATTGAATCTGAAAAACATGCACATAATCAAAAGAAAGCTATGGATGCAAATACAATGATGTATTCTGTTTCTGTATGTAAGTATTGTAGGTTAACTACTACATGCACTTGCAAAGATGAATGTGCACGTTGTAAGCTTGATTCTCTTAATTGTGAATGTACGGTTGAAGAGAAGGAAGATTACTATAAATGCTTATGTCCTGATTGTAATATATTATTATCAGAATGTCTATGCAAGACTCCCCATGAAAAGGGGAGAGCTTTGCTTCAACAACATAGGTCTTTTGTCTCGCGTGAGAGGCGAACACCTGAAGAGGAAGCGAGAACCGCGGAAGAATTTAAAAATTATATGTCAGGCGGGAATCGAACCCAAGCTGATGACATACGAGAAGAAGTGCAACCACAACCTATGTCTAAATTTAAGATGGCTTGGCATGAAGCTCTTGAGCGCATGAGTGGATATTTTTGTATTCAGTGTTATAATCAGTATGATCATTATTGTATATACACTGATGAAAATGTTGTCTTTGCTGATGAAAATGGAGAGAGAATAGTTTCTCAAGATTTAAATACTTCTAAAAGGAAAATTATAATGGAACAAAGCATTTTCTTTAAAGCTAAAGTATTATTTTATATACATATGCTAGCTTTTATGGAATATTCATTTATTGCATTTTTTGTCATATGGATATTTGGTGAATATTGGCATTTGAAATTATTACGTTCCCTTTTTGGGAATTTTACTGGTATGAAAGTTATGTTTAAAATACTTGGAGAGAAAATTCGTTTAGATCTATGTTCTAACCAATATGTCACCGGTTTTTTATTATTTACTGCTTCAGGTGTAGCTTCTTTTGCTGTAGTTTCAACTATACTTTCAAATATTTTTCCGAATAAAAAGAGTAAAACTCCTATACAGAAAGTTGAAAGAAATTGTAGTAGAAAAGATTGCGTTGAAAAAATGTCTACTAGTGATTTTGACGAACATGTATATGATGAAGGCTGTTCTAGTTTACAATCTAAACGTAAAGAAATTGGTACTGTACCTGTACCTCTGCCACATGAGAAAGAAAATGTATGGTATGCTAAAGAAGAGCAAATGATAAAATTTGCTTTGACTCCAAAGGTGTTATGTTCAAATTTAACATTTGAGGAAAGTATTGAAGTTTTTTCCAGAAATTGTGTTCTCTTTAAGAGTACAATTTTTAAAGGAGAAGAAAAAGGATTACGCTTTGTGCGTTCTCTATGCTTAGGAGGTAATATATATATTACTAACAATCATGGATTACCAGATTCTGTTGATGAACCATTTGAATTGGAAATTATTTCAAATATTGGTTATGGATTAAATCCAAATACCAAGTTTATTGTTACTCCTTCTCAAGTGTTACGTTTCCCTTCTAGAGATATAGCATATCTGAAGCTACCTAATATGATCCCACGTAAGGATTTGATATCATATTTGCCATTGGAAGCTATTACTCCCCGTCAAAAAGGTGTGTATTTAACACGCACTAATGAAGGTGAATTGCTACAAAGAGATATTGCCGCTATAGATTTTGAGCCAAGTTTTAGTTATCAAGTTGGTTTAGGACCCATATATAAGGGTTACATTGACATTCCAACTAAGGATGGTGAATGTGGTTCTCTATTGGTGTTGAATTCTCCTATGGGAGCCATAATTGCAGGACTCCATGTTATGGGGGGAAATGAACGAATATATGCTATAGCTTTGAATAAAAAGGATATTGAGAAGGATATTATCCAATTTGGTCCAATTATTCAAGCTGGTTCTATTTCCATTTCAGCTCCTAGTGCACCACGCATATTGGGTGAATCCCACCCTAAATCTGTGGTACGCTATTGTGAAACTGGTAATGGGATGTTTTATGGTACATTTAAAGGTTTCAGGAATAAGCGCAAAAGTGCTGTTGCTAAAACTTTACTACATGATGAGTATTCAAAATTAGGATATTCAGCCAAACATTGTGCACCAAATATGTCTGGTTGGGAACCTTGGAATTTAGCAATGAATGATATGGTTAATCCAATAACTCACATGCGTCAAGATGTGATTGACGATTGTGTTGATGCTTTTACTGCTGATATTCTAGAGGGTTTAACTCCTGAAGATTTGAGTAATGTTGTTGTTTATGACGACTTTACTACTATGAATGGAGCTGCTGGAGTACCCTTTGTTGAAAAGATTAATAGAAATACTAGTATGGGCAATCCTTGGAAATGTAGTAAAAGACAATTTATCCATGATATTGATCCTTTGGGTGGAAATCTAGATCCTGTTATGTTTGATGAAGAAGTGATGGAACGAGTAGACTCTTGTATTGAAGCTTATAAATCAAAGACTAGATATATGCCAATTTTTAATGGTAATCTCAAAGATGAAGCTGTGACTTATGCAAAATTTGCTGCAAATAAGACTCGAGTTTTCATGGGTGCTCCTGCGGAATTTACGTTTGTACAACGTAAATATATGCTATCATTATCTCGTCTTATTCAAAATAAACGTTTTTTATTTGAATCTGGACCAGGAACTATATGTCAGAGTATTGAATGGGAACAATTATTTCACCATATTACCAAATATGGAAAAGATAGGATGGTTGCTGGAGATTATAAGGCGTACGATAAGCGTATGCCTAGTTGTATTATTTTAGCAGCTTTTAAAATTTTGCGAAATATTTGCGAAGCGGCTGGATACTCTGCTGAAGAACTCTTAGTAATTGATGGAATAGCTCATGATGTGGCTTTTCCTATTGTGGATTTCAATGGAGATCTTATTCAATTTGCTTGTTCTAATCCTTCTGGACATAGTTTTACAGTTATTATCAATGGATTGGTTAATTGCTTATATATGCGTTATTGTTATTCCATATTGGGTAATGGACAATGTGCTGATTTTAAAAAGTTCGTATGTCTTTTTACTTATGGTGACGATAATATGATGAGCGTACATAAAGATATTGATTGGTTTAATCACACTTCTATACAAGCATGTTTAGCTAGTGTGGGTATAATCTATACTATGGCTGAGAAAACAGC